CATCTGCTGCGTATGTGTTTACATAGATCTTCATTGCGTTGTTAAGAGTACCAACAAACTTAGTGTTTGTAGGTGATTCAAAAGAACCTTCTGTAGTTCTAGCAAACGCCGAAGTAGTAGCAGATTGTAGGATAGTTAGTGCCTGTGGAGACACAACTGCCCAGTTACCTGCGCCACGACGTGTACGCTGTGCAATTTCATTTGATGCGCGGTTGATCATAACAGCTAGTGCTGCGTGTTCGTCGCCTACAAATGTAGCTGTACCAGATACTGCTGCTTGGTTAAAAGTATCACTTGTTGGTGCTAATGCATTCAACGAAGCAATTACTTCTTGGTCAATTTCAGCAGTAATTTCTTGAGCTAATGCAGCCATAATCTCTGCTTCAACATCAATACCGTGTTGTGATTGAGCATCTTGAGCTGATTCAAAAGTCCAACGAGCACTCAACTTACGAGTTTTCGCTTCAACTGTTTGCTTTAGAATCTGGATACTTAATCTGTTTCCAGCAGTTCCTTCTTGTGCAGCAGTTGCGGCAGCTTTGCCACTTGTTGCACCTGAATATGACTCAGCAATTTTGAATGGGCTTAGAGCCTCTTCACCAGCAGTTGCACCAGATGCACCTGCGTTAAATGTGTCCGCATAGCGTACACGTAGTGTGTGGATTTGTCCCACAGGACCAGTCATAGGCTGTACGCCTACTAATTCGTTTGCAATAACCGTAGGCATCACACGACGAATAACTGGTAAAATAACTCTGTTTAGAGTTGCGACATTACCGGCAGAGGTAGCACCCGCGGTAGCACTCTCAGACAAATACTTACGTGTATTTTCTAAAGTACTAGCCATAACAGATTTCTTATTACCTGTTAGACCTTCGAGTAGGGCACCTTTAGTCTCCTGCCAGCGACTTTCTAGTAGTTCTGACATAATTATCTCCTTAATTTAATCCAGCTAGGCGTCTAAATTCAACTAAGTTGTCTTTAGTGTCTGCTGGTTGTCTACTAACGTTAGTTTGTGACTGAGCGTCACGGTTGCCTGTTATTTCTTTGCCTTCATTAAGCGATGCCTTTTTGGCTGGAGTATTCCCGTCAATTACTGCCGGTAGGTACTTATCAAATGACTTACGTAAGTTAGTCGTTTGTACAGATTCCAGTAAATCTATCATAATCTCTTTCTGATCCCTGCTTAGAGGTCCAGTAAGTTCGTTCATAACGTCTTTACGTGTTGCAGCTTCAACTAAACGCTTCTTCTCAGTTGACTGAGCTTCTGCTAGTGTTTTAGCTTTTGTTGCAAACGCTTTAGCTTCTGCTAGTTGTTGATTTTTAGTATCAATAACTTTCATTAGCTTCGATGTTTCTGAATTTTCATTTAGGTAGCTTCCTGCATACTCTGAAGCAAAAGCTTCAAACAGTTTGCGACCAAAATCGTTTGTACGTGCAATTTCAATATCTTCTTTAAGTTGTCCAATTTCTCCTTTAAGAGCTTTGTCAACTGTTTCCGATACTGCTTTAGCACTTCTTTCGATAAAGTTAGTTTTAACCTTAGCGAAGTGTGTCTTAGCTTCACGCACAAGTTTAACCTTGGTTTCTGCTAAGTCTTTCTTGTCTTCGTTGAATTCTGCAATTTCATTTGCAAGTGCTTCAACAACAAATTCTTCAAGTTTTCCGAAATTTTCTGCCATTGCAACTTGATCTTCGTGTAGTTCACTAACTTCTTTAGTTAGTGTTTCCATTACAAATCCTTTTAGTAGTGTAGCGTTTTCACGCTGTGCTACTGCATATTTTGCTCGGGCTTCTGCTAATGATTTGCGATCTTCTGCAAATTCAGCAATTTCTTCTGCTAAACGCTCGGACACAAGTGTATCGATAGCTTCCACCATCGTTGACTTGTCTTGCTCGTATTTTTGAGCAAACTCTTCGCGTAGTTCGGCAGTTGCTTGTTGACGATTCTCTTTGAGTTTCGTTTCCCAAGCTTCTTGAATTTCGTTGCGCACTTCTTCTGAAACAACATCGTTTTCAAAAAGAGTTTTTAGTGCATCCAACATATTATTGTCTCCTCGTTATTGGAGTTTACTAATCATATTGATTAGTGAATCCTTTAGATACTTTTGGGCCTTTGGATCGTGTTTTGTTGCCTGTGCTAATTCGTATGCCTTCATTCCGCCACGTGCATTCATTAAATGTTCGTATATTGGCGTTGGGTAGGCTCCAGGAGCACTTGGTTGTGCTACTACATCTACCGTTATAATTTCAAAGTCGCTAACGTTGCCGCTACCGTCTTCGCTTACGTTACCGCTACCACGTGACGAAACACCTAGTTTAACGCCTGCTTCAAGCATCGTTTTAACTAGTTGTCCCATCGGTGTTGGTAGTATTTTCAATTTCCCATAACCGTTTGGTCCATCCATCCACATATCTGTGATCATATGGCACACACGATCTAAGTTTACATTAAGTCCTTCTGGATGATCAACTTCACCGAGAACACTATATCCTCCAGATATTTGATCATTGAGAGTTTTGACAGCCCTACCAATTTCGTTTACAGGATATACACGTTGGTTTGCGTTACGCACTCCGCCCTGTATAACAATTCCCTTCATATAAAGGTCTTTGCCGCCCTTAGCGTTATCGGTAGACTCAACAACCATATTCGCCTGGTCGAACGTCAAATGCTCTCGTAAAAGATTGTTCATCTATTAGTCCTTAATATTATTTGCCGATCATTGATTTTTTATTATCAGCAGTTTCGCCTTGGCCTTTTTTCTCAGCGCCGTGGCCTTTTGGTTGTGCTTTCATTGACTTAGATGCTTTACCACCTGGTACATTTACGTTACCAGTTGACATATCTTTTGCAGAGTCTGCTTTTCCGCCTTTTTCATCAGCACCTTGTGCTATGTTTCCAGCTTCGCCGCCCATATCGTTTGCACCAGCTAAAGTTGACTTAGTGTTTGCACCGTTGTCGCCCATACTTGCTGTTACTTTTTCGACATACTCTTTCATTGTTTCGATGTCATTTTTTGGTTCTTTTGATTCTTCAACTTCATCAGTTGCTTCTTCATCATCTTCGTCATCTTCGTCTTTGTCTGCTTCGCCAAAGTATTGAGACTCATCAGCCTCTTCTTCACCTTCTTCGTCGCCCATATCACTATCAGCTTCGTCGTCGGATCCTTCTTCACTGTCGTCTCCAGCCATCATTTTTTCAAATTCAGCTTTAAGATCGTCTAGTGCATCTTCTAGGTCTTCAACACGGTCTTCAACATCACCTTCTGGTGCGTCTTCGCCGTCATCTTCACCTTCTTCGTCGTCGCCCATAGACGCTTCGATGTCACCCATCATATCGTCTGCTGCATCGCCGCCCATTGGGTCAGCTTCGACTTCAAATTCTTCTAAGTCAAAGTTTTCGTCAAGATCTTCATCTGACTCATCAACTTCTTCTTCTGAAGCTTCATCAACTTCGTCATCAGACTCATCAGTTGCTTCGTCGACTTCTTCGTCGGTTACTTCCTCTAAATCATTTTCTAAAATTCCTGCGTAGATGTCTCTCGACTTTTCTACTACAATCTCGTGAAATAGCTCTTCAGCGCCTGCCTTATCTTCGTTGATAAGACGCTCAAGCATTTCTTCAAATTTATTGCGATCTGCCATTTTCATTCTCCTATAAAATTGTTACCTATGGTAAGGCTGTCATTTGTATTTACTATTTATATGAAAAACTACGTAGATATAGGCTAAAAACGACTAGTTTATGAAAATATTAGGAAAGATTGAAGATTTTAATAAAATCATCAATTAAAATATGTTCTAAGTTGTCAAATTTATTTAGCTCATCTGGAATGTAGTTATCGTGTGCTATAATTCTTTTAAAGTTTATTTCTGGATTTTCACGTATTACAGTGGTTGTTTGACGCATCCAGTTTCCAAAAAAGGTTGCACTATCTGTTGATTTTTTATAATTTGCTGTATCAGCAAATATGTTGTTAAATTGTTGGCCTTTACCTACGCCTCTATAATCAAAGCCTAAAATGTATATTGTTTTGTAACTGTGTTGTGCTGCAAGCCATAGCGCCGTTGGTCCGCTTGACCAGCCTTTACTAGGACTAAAAAAATTTAAATTTTGTATACGTTGATAAGATTTATTAGGATTAGTCCACACAGTATTATTGTGTTGAAAGCCTGCTTTGTTAATTTCTAAAACCATTTTTACATCAACTGCTATTAAATGGTCAGGTTGAAAAGTTCTATACACTGCGTTGCAAGCATATACTTTTCCTTTTGTTTTTATTTGTTCTAAATTAACCGGAAGTCTACTTTTACCGTTACCTATTACAAATGCAGTATCTTGTGCAGATACATTGTCAACGTCAAGAGTGTTTTCTAAAAGTTTAAGACGCTTTGATTGACGTCTTTGCTCTTTTAGTACTTTCCATTCTGCTTTAGTGTATTGTGACTTATCTATTTTTGCCATTAAATCCCTGCATCAGCATTTGCTGCTGCTCCATACATTTGACGAACAAAATCTAATTCTTTTTGTTGCTCAGTAGTATGTAGTTCAGATGCTTTGCGGGCTTTGTTTATTTGGCGCAATGTAAGACGTGTTTTGCGTGTGTCGCCTTTTTCTACAGGAGACTCGTCGTCTCTTGCTTCATAGCGATTATCTTCGATAGGCTCGAGCGTTTCTTTGTCGTAATAAAATAATTCACGTAGTATCATAACAGTATTTATATCGTTTGGTCAGTTGCTGGCGCTTCGGCAGCGGCTGCACCTGGATCAGCAGTTGCTGCCATCTCATCTCCGCCCATTGTAGGGTCGGGTTCTTCACCAGTAGTGTCTTCAATTGAACCTAAGTCCGAACTAATACCTGCCGAACTAATACCAGATCCGCGCATTTCGCCTGCTGCATCTGTTTCAGGCTGTGTTAGATTTTCATCATTTTCTTCACGCCATAGTCTTTCGTTTTCTGCAATTTCTTCAGCACTCATACCTAGGAAACGTTGCATTGCAAAACGATTTGAAATATATGGAATAGCACTCATTTGTGTATATGTTGGTACACGAGCATTATCAATTTCAGCCTGTCTGTAACTTGCAAAGTTCTGCGGTGGTTGGAAACGTAAATCAAACATTGCTGTATCAATGTTTAGACCTTTTTCTAACATATATGTTTTAAATTCTTGGTTTATCTCTTCA